TGGCCTGGAAGCGCAGGAGCGCATAGAACACATCCAGACTGAGCAGATTCAGATCAACGCAGAAGTAACCAACGCCCAGACTGCCATGCAGGAGCGCCAAGCTCTGTATGCACACGACATAGCCTTGGGCCAAGGGGCCAGCACCTGGGTCATCAATATGCGTGCGGCAACCCGCAGCGTCATTACCTACGGCATGTTTGCCATGTTCATGTTTGTGGAAATCTTTGGCTTCTACTACGCATGGCACACAAACGTGGAATTCACCGTGGCGCTGGACAGCCTGTGGGACGATGAAACTCAGATCATCTGGGCGTGTATTGTGAGCTTCTGGTTTGGCGGTCAGGCGTTCAAGAAATGAATCTCAGCCCAGAGGCCATCAAGGTCATCTGCCACCATGAAGGCATTCGGTTTAAACCATACCGTTGCCCCGCACAGCTTTGGACAATAGGAGTTGGACATGTTCTTTACCCAGACCAAGCTAAGCTACCAATGGATCAAAGAGGAGCTTACCCGCTTCGGCCAGAAGATAACCGGGTTTTTTCAAAGGACGAAGTAGATGGGATTCTCAGAAGCGATCTTGCAAGGTTTGAGCGTGGAGTGGCTCAGTTCTGCCCCGTTCCCCTTACACAAGGTATGTATGATAGCCTTGTTAGCTTTAGTTTTAATGTCGGTCTTGGAACACTCCAGCGTTCAACGCTTCGTCAGAAGCTGCTTCGGGGCGATAAAGCGGGTGCTGCGGAGGAGTTCCTCAAATACTGTTTAGCCGGGGGAAAAATTTTAAAGGGCTTACAAAATCGGAGGATTGATGAACGAGCTATGTTTTTGTCGTAGGCTTACCCCATTTTTCCTCCGGCCAGTTGGCATTAATGCGGTATTTCAACGTCATCCAATTAACCCCAAGATGTCTGGCAAGCGTGGCAATAATAAATGGCTTGCCTTGGTAAGTAACATGCACATTGCTAGATATGTTTGCCTGTTGCTCATGCCGTGTCGCCCATCTACAATTGAGCTTAAAGTACCCCTTAGAGTTGTCAATACGATCAAGGCTGGTGTTGTTTGGCTTTTCACCCATATCGGCAAGGAACGCTTCAAATGTTTGCCATTCGCTTGATACCGCTATCCCCCTTCCTCCATATTGAGCGTATGCAAAATGCTGTGGGTTTTCGCACCTTTGGCGCATTGCAAGCCATGTTGCATACGTTTTTGTTACGGCTGAGTTTTTGGCGTGTCCATGTTTGGTGTGCTGTGCCGCCGTCCCGCATGACTTTGAGCAAAACTTTCCACGGCCTTCTGCAACCCTATTTGCGGATGTTTCAAATGGCGTTCCGCATCGTTGACATTGTGTTTGAATGCGCTTATAAATGGGCTTCATATTTGTCTCCAAAGATGCCTTATTGTAATGCAAATATGGCTGGTGGGAAAATACTCAAAGGGCTGCAAAATCGTCGGATTGACGAACGCGCCATGTTCTTGTCATAGGAATCGAAATGCCCTTACAGAAACTTGCATTCAGGCCGGGAACCAACCGAGAAAGTACCAACTACGGCAATGAAGGCGGCTGGTACCAAACTAACAAGGTGCGTTTTCGTTCGGGTCTACCAGAGAAGATTGGCGGCTGGAATAAAGACAGAGGTGTTTTGTCCACTGATGTGGAAGGCTTAACCACCCCAATTGTTTACCCGTCAACTGGCGTTATTTGGGGCGTTGTGCGCTCCATGTGGAACTGGGTAACGCTGTCTGGTTACAACTTGTTGTCGCTTGGCTCCAACCTCAAGTACTACATTCAAAACAGTAAAGACGGCAACTTCTTTGATGTAACCCCCATACGGGACACAGCCACTGCGGTACCCAACGCATTTACCACCAACACCGCGACCAACACTCCCCCGCCAGTAGGGGCGGCTACTCAAACCACGTTGATTGTCAACGACCCCGGACACGGCGCACAAACAGGGGACTTTGTAACGATCTCCGCTACATCGGGCGACGTAAATGGTGTGGCGGTATCCAACATAAACGGCGAACACCAAATCACGTATATAAGTTCCAGCACGTACTCAATTGTTGTGGATGGGAATGCTACGAGCAGCGGCACTCCTGCGGTCAGCGCAACTTTTGCCTATCAACTTACCACTGGTAGCTCCACATATACGGTGGGCGTGGGGTGGGGCGCAGGTGGCTGGGGCGGTTCTACGGGGCCAACAGCTACAACCACTTTAAACGGTGCTCTGGCCACAGTTGGGAACACCATACTATCCGCCGCCATCGACAGTGCAGTAACAACTATTGGCGTTGCCAGCACCGCCCCTCTTGCCGCGTCTGGTAGTGTTTTAATTGACAGCGAGATCATCTCTTACTCAGGCGTAACGGCTACGACTTTGACTGGTTGCACCCGTGCAGCAAGTGGATCTACCGCAGCCGCGCACGTTTCCGCTACTGGAGTGATTCAGTATTCCACGGTCACCATCAACGTCACATCAGCGGCAGCTTTTTCCGCCACGGGCACATTCAGTGTTGGTGGTGAAGTGATCTCCTACTCGGGCAAAACAGGCACTTCGTTCACAGGCTGCGTACGCGGCTATGCGGGGTTTGTTACTGCCCATGCCAGTGGAGCCAGCGTTTATCAGTACCCCTCTACTGCTACAGGTTGGGGCGTTGCGGCACCCGCAGGTCTTGGGATTGGCATTCAGTTGCGTTTGTGGAGCCAGTCAAACTTCGGTGAAAACCTTGTGTTTAACCCCCGTGGCGGCGCACTGTATTACTGGGACACCAACGCAAACCCCAACATTTTTAACAGAGGTGTTGAAATTGAAGCAGGCGCAACAGTTGCTGGCTTCACAGTTGATGCCACTTGCCCATCACTCGTTAACTACGTAGTTGTGTCCGATGCGTCCCGGTTTGTGATTGCTTTTGGTGCCAACCCAATCAACTCTGCGGGCACAGGTATTGAAAGCTACATAGACCCCATGCTGATTCGTTGGTCGGATCAGGAAAGCATTTGGACATGGACGCCAGCCGTTATCAACCAAGCTGGAGACTACCGGCTCAGCCACGGGTCATCTATCATCACGGCCCAGCAGACGCGCCAAGAGATTTTGGTCTTCACGGATTCGGCCATCTACTCCATGCAGTACCTGGGCCCACCCTATGTGTGGAGCTTTCAGATTCTGGGCGACAACATCTCCATTGTTGGTCCCAACGCGGTGGCTACCGCCAACAACATTACGTACTGGATGGGGTTGGATAAGTTCTATATGTACTCAGGCCGGGTGGAAACGTTGCCATCTACGCTGCGTGAGTACGTTTTCACTGACATCAATATTGCGCAGTCTTTCCAGTTTGTGGCGGGAACCAATGAGGGCTACAGCGAAGTCTGGTGGCAATACTGTTCCGCCACATCTAATGTGATTGACCGCTACGTCATATACAACTACTTGGATAATGTCTGGTACTACGGCGACTGGACAAACTATAACGGTGCATATCAAGGGCGTACAGCATGGCTTGACAGCGCACTGCGCCGATACCCTATGGCAGTAACTTATGGCTCTGCTGGTGGCAATGACAACGGAATACTGGTCTACCACGAGGACGGCGTTGATGATGGCACGGTCAACCCTTCAGTTCCTATTGTGGCCAATGTGCAGTCCTCCGACTTTGACATTGGGGACGGCAACAACTTTGGGTTTGTGTGGCGTTTGATTCCTGACTTGACGTTTGACGGCTCCAACGTGAACCAGCCGACTGCGTATTTCACTGCCATCCCAAGAACTTTCCCCGGCGCGGCGTATGGGCCTTCAAACTCCCCTGGCGTGACCAGCGCCCAGAACTATCAGAACCAGATCACGTACAACATACAGCAGTTCACTCAGCAGGTCTACGTGCGGATTCGTGGGCGGCAGATGGCGTTCAAGGTCAGTTCTGGTACTACAGGCAGCACCACAGACGGGCTGGGGGTGCAGTGGCAACTGGGTGCTCCTCGCATTGACATTCGCCCGGACGGCAGACGTTAATGGCAACTAACGTAATCACCAATCGTTATCGGCCTGTCGTTGCGCCGCGCCTGCCTTCGGCTCCGCAGGAATACAACGCCCAGTACCAAGAGCAATTCATGAACATCTTGCGGTTGTACTTCAACCAGCTTGATAACTTGACGGGCGTTGTGCTGGGTGAGTCTGGGGGCAGGTTTATTCGGTTTCCTTACGGGGCGTTTTCCAGCGATCAAGACCAGACCGCCACGGCAA